CTGGACCGCGTTCATATCGACGTAACCGAATCGAGCCGCGCCTATAATCCAGTAGAGAACGTTTTTTTCGTCATGTGTCATGGTCTCAAGACGCTTGCGCGCCGGTTGCTGTTGCGATCTGCCACTATAATAAGGGTGCGAGTCAATACGACGCAAGCAATAGTTTTCCACAATCGTCGATAGTTTTCCACATACAGAATGTGGATAAATAATGCCGCGATGGTCTTGACAGTCCGCCGGCCCAGGCCCTACCTTCCCGCTTCATACTGTACACACGGGCCGAATTGTGAAGATTCGGTGAAGATCGAGGCCTGGGCTTGACAATGTGGGCCACGGCGATCTGAAACCGCGCGCCCATGCTGAACCTGGCTCGGACAGATCCGAAACACCAACCCGATCCGGTTTTCAGGACCGAAACCCGATCCAGACCCGGATTCTGGGCGATCGAGGCCGATTTCTGGGATTTTGCCCTATTTTGGGCCCCACCCCCGGGAAAAAAGACCCCCGGAAAAAAGGCCCGGGAAAAAAGACCCCGATTGTGAAGATAGTGTTAAGACGAAAAAAACGCTTGACTCGTATTGACCCCAATTCTTATCATTGCAACAGATCGAAAACAAACCAGCGCGCAAGCGTTACGACGATGATTGACAAACACGAAGCCAAAGCCATCAAGACCGACCTGGAAAAAGTGCGCGAACTCCTGGAGAGCATTGACTTCCCGTCGGACACATATCTATCGCAGATGAACTGGGACCACCTCAACAACGCCTGGGACTTGGTCGATGACCTCATTGAACACGTACTGACCCGATGAGAAAAAAGATCACAAACATGGTCATGGTGGCACTAGCCGTCTTTGCCCTGACCTTTTACACCTACCTCGGCTATAGGCTGGGGCACTCCGCCGGCGAAAGTGCCGGGTGGCACGCGGCCCTGGTAAGCCAGGATTTACCGAGCCGATCCGAAATCCTCAACATGGCTGCCGCTTGCCGGTAGCACACCCTAGAAAAAAGACCATGAAAAACACCAACGCACTCGAAGCCGCCGCCCTTGACCGCATCCGCGAACTCGTTGAAGGCATCCGCCCACTCATTGAAGGAGAAGACTTCTCCGTAATCTCCGCCGAGAGCATGGACGCCATCCTTGAAGTACAATCTATCGTTTCGGAGGAGGATCTTTCCTTCGTCGACGACGTTGACATTGACTTCGACGAGGACTTATTTTGACACCGCTAGAGACGCTTATCAACAAACTAGACCTAGTAGAGGTTGACATGATCGAAAAGAAACCCACTAAAACCATTGCACAGATCCAGAAGGAGTTTGCGCAGCCCTGGCCCTCTCGGGAAAAGACAAAGACGCTAAAAGGCAACCGGATTACGTACCTGCCATGGTACGAGGTTGTAAGCATCGCCAACGCCGTCACGGAGGGACACTGGGACTACGAGGTGGTTCACGCCGCCCACAGCCCCGAGACCAAGAAGTTCGAGATGCGAGTCAAGGTAACGATCTACGCCGCCGACGGTGCGTACTCACGGGAGGGGACAGGCTCCGAGGATTCCGCTACGGATAACTACGGGGATTACCAGAGCATCGCTGAGAGCATGGCATTTCGCCGCGCCTTCACGAAGTTCCAACTTGGCACGTACATGTACCGGAAATAGACATGACAAAGCAACTAGCAGAAGAGTTGTTCTACGAGTTGCGCCGCCTGACGCGCGAGGAGTACCGCCTGGGGAAGCAAACCCCAGGGGTCAGCGTGAGGGGACCGGACAATAAGTGGTACGAACTCACAGAAGAGCAGATCAACGCAATCATTGGCAGGTGACGACATGACACTACACGAGGCAGAGATAACCCTATACGCACTACGCGACGCCACGACCCTGGAGATGCGACTGGCTCACTCGGACTGGGGATGGTCCGTCGAGGTGCTCAGAGACGGCAGGTGGACCCCACTGACAGAAAAAGACCTAGAAAAGGCACTAGCACAATGAAGCAAGAAGCAAAAATGTTCTACGTCCACGAGGCGGAGAAGTACGGCGTCGATAAGGCTATCCTGATTAACTACCTTCGCATCTTTATCGCGGCGAACAGGTCTGCGGGCCGCTCCATGCATGAGGGTAGGGCGTACACCTACAACACGCACCAGGAGATCGCCGAGCGCCATCCGTTCTGGACCAAGCAGAAGGTGGGTCGCATGGTCCGCGAGTTGGTGGACGAGGGGGTGCTGGTGGTAGCGCATCTGAGCGAGAACAGATGGGACCGCACGTCCTACTACGCGTTCGCTGACGAGGCAAACTTCCTACCTCCACATGTTATCAATTCTGAAACATCAGATGATATCAAAACTGAAACATCAGATGATATCAATCCTGAACCTTCTTATACTGAAGAGTCACTAAAGAGTCCTAAAGATTATGTTACTCTTGTCGAAGAATACTTCACGGGCAGGGGTGCCACCCCCGTTGATGCGGAGCACATGGCACACGAGTTCATCGAATACTGGCGGGGCAAGGACAAAGCACCGACACCAGATAACTTCAGACGCCATGCCGCTACCTGGTTCCGTAATGCCACGAAGTTCGGGCAGATCGCTACTGGCGGAACTAAACTGACAAAGCAGGAGTTCGCCGAGATGCAGGCTCGCTACCGGCTAGAGAACAAGACATTCGACCCGACGGGCTGGTCGCTCAAGGGAGACTATTGGATAAAAGAGGGATGACCATGTACACAGACATTCAACGCCACGACGTCACACAGGAGGAATACTTCCAGATGGAGGGCATCAGCAACTCCGACGTCTCGCTGTTCCACAAGAGCCCACGACTGTACAAGGCGAAAGCCGAGGGACTGTGGAGCAACACTCAGAGCCAGCCGATGCTGATGGGTAGCGCGTTCGACACCCTGCTGCTGGAGCCCAACGAGTTCGAGCGCCGCTTCTTTGTCATGCCTAGCGGTGTGAGCGAGCCGACCACCGAGATGCAGCGCAGGCTGGTGGATGCCATCTGCATGGGCATGGACGCGAACGAGGGCTTCGCCTACGCCGAATACAAGCGCCCAGAGCCAAAGACTTGGAACAAGTTGCAGCCGTGGGCCGATGCGATCACAGAAAAGGGGTCTAGAGACGCGATCTCATGGAAGGACTACCAAGACCTCGTATCTATGCTCGAGTCCGTCACGGACCTCCCAGCGGCCTCTCGTGCGGTCAACGAGTCTGAGGCTCAGGTTGTGTTCACCGCCACGCACAAGGACACCGGCTTGCGTGTCAAGGGTATGCTCGACCTGCTGGGCCCCAACTACGTCTGCGACATTAAAACGACAGGCGAGGAGGTCTACCGCTTCCCGTCCAAGATCTACCGCTACGACTACGACAGGCAGATGGGTCACTACTGCGCCTTAGCCGGTCTGGAGTGCGGGCGGTTCATCGCCGTCGAGCGCAACAACCTGAACGAGGCGGACTGCTTCGAGTTGTCACACGAGCGACTGGAGGGCGGGATGAAGAAGATGGATCGTGCGCTGCGCGACATGAAACTGTCCAAAGAGGGCGGCTTCAACTTCAGGGCACACTTTTACACAGGAGGTTGGAATATCTTATGAGCCACCCAAACAAGGTGCGGGGCAACGCCGCAGAGAACTACGTGATACAGCAATGCGAGGCTCACGGCATCCCCTGTCAGAGGGCCTGGGCGTCGGACGGGAGGAGCATGGGGCTCGAGTACAGCGACGACGGGACCATCGGCAAGTACCGCTGGCAGTCCAAGCGCTTCAAGTTCGAGAACGTGGTTAAGTGGTTTTATGTAAATTGCGTGAAGTACTTGACTGGTAATCAGGATGTTGTTACCTTCTACATTGACAGAGCAAAGGGCCATCCCCGGCAGGTCTACACGATCATGAAGTTGGAGGACTGGCTAGAACTAGTAAAGGAGGCACAGGATGCCGACACTTAAAATCGTAGGGGGACCGAGGGACGGGGGAACATACGTAGCCCCAGACGGGTACCGCGAGTACGGATACTTCGGCGAGATCCCGGTCCCCTACAAAAAAGACGATGGCACCATGGGAGTAGCCATCTACAAGCGCATATACAACCCCAAGGGGTTTCATAGAAAGAGAACACAGTTGGAGGAAATACACTATGTCAGGACCAAGCGATGAAAAAAGAGCAGAATCGGCAGAGAACGGACGCCGCTACCGCCACGCCTACCAGATCCTATCCAAGATTGTGGACGCCCTCGAGCCAGTCAAGAAGCACTCCAACGAGGCGCGTGACTTCTGGGTGACGTTCGCCGAGGAGAAGGGCACGGTTGACGTAGAGCGCATCAAGCGCCATGAGGGGTACAAGCCGGAGGATCACCCGATGTTTTGGCTGGGTCACTCGTACGGGATAGAGGCTATCGTTGGGTACAACGCGGCTTCGCTGGCGGCAGAGTTGTCTGAGGAAAAACTGGAGGCCATCAATGCGATTTTGGAAGGATAGAGTACGTGCGCGTGTGATGCGCACCATGCACGGGGATTCCGCACTAGCGGACGAGGTTAAGAAGCCACGCCGCGGGATGACCTGGCGTGAGATGGAGAGCATACAGGGCAAGATGGCTATCATGCGGGAGCGGAACATTAGGTATGCTGACGCCGTTGGCATCGACTACTACGACCTGGTCGGCACCACGCGCAAGATGCCGATAGCGGACATACGAGCCGCAGCCATGTATGCCATGCGCCACTACGGCATGACGCTGGTGGACACGGCGAACGCGCTGGGGCGCTGCAACCACTCGACTGTGATACAGGCGGTGAATAAGTGCAAGGGCCTCAAGGAGACTGACGAAGAGATGAGATCATACATCAAGAAGGCAATACAATCCTATGCGTAACGAGAACGAACGCGCTCTTTTGGGCGCTATCCTTAACGACTCGGATGTCCTTATCGACGTTATCAGCGTCGTGTCACCTGACTCCTTCAGAGGGGAGCAGAACAGGGCGGTCTATACTGCCATGCTGGAGTTGTTCAACTCCTCTGCTCCGGTGGACCTGGTGACGGTGGCTGACAGGGCAAACAAGTCTGGGGGTAGCGCCCACTTCTCTTCCTACTGCGCCGAGTTGATGAGCATCGAGGGCATCCAGTTCGGGCAGAACGCCATGCACTACGCCAAGATGGTCGAGCGTGACCACAAGTGGTACGAGTTGGCGAAGGCGGGAACCAGCATCGTGGACCTGTCCATGACGCAGCACGTAGATGTGGACGAGGCGATTGATAGTGCCGAGGGCATGATCTTCAACATCGCCGCTGAGACGAAGAAGGAGACGGGTGCCAACCTCAGCGACCTGCTCATGCCTACGCTGAACGAACTGGAGGCGGCACGCGATAACGAGGGCGGCGTCATCGGCATCTCGAGTGGCTTCTACCAGGTGGACAGCATCACCGCAGGCTTCAAGGAGACGGACCTGACCATCGTGGCTGCACGCCCCGCGATGGGTAAGTCGGCGTTCTCGATGCAGTTGGCGCTCAACGCAGCCAAGAAGGGAAAAAAGGCGGCGTTCTTCTCGCTGGAGATGGGCGGGACGCAGTTGGTACAGCGCATCCTCACGCAGGTGGCTGGCGTAGACCCGCAGCGTGCACGCCGTGGCTTCACCAACGACGAGGACTGGAGCCGCCTGGTCCGCGCCGCAGGGCAACTGGACAGCATCCCCCTCTACATCGACGACGACTTCAGCATGACGCCGACGGAGTTGCGTGCCAAGTGCCGCCGCCTCAAGATGAAGCAGGGGCTGGACATGGTGGTCGTTGACTACCTCCAGTTGATGCACGTGGCTGGCATGAACAGCGGCAGCAGGGAGCGTGAGATCGCCACCATCAGCCGCAGCCTCAAGGGGCTGGCCAAGGAGTTGGAGGTGCCGGTGGTAGCCCTGTCGCAGTTGTCGCGTGCCGCCGAGAGCCGTGGGCTGAGTGCCAGACCGCAGTTGTCGGACCTGAGAGAGTCGGGTGCCATTGAGCAGGATGCTGACAACGTGATGTTCATCCACCGCCCGGAGTACTACGGCGTCGTCATGGATGAGTCCACAGGCAGGAACCTAACCAACGTTGCGGAAGTTATAGTAGCAAAGCAGCGAAGCGGGCCGACTGGCACCGCCGAACTGTTCTTCAAGGACGGAAAGTTCAGCAACCTAGACAGGGTTGCCCAGCAATGACCAAGACCACATAGCACAGCATTTAATCATTCAGCCTGGGGGTTAGCGCCCCCGGGCTTTTAGCGTTTATACCTATGACAAAAGTAGCGATATTCACCCCCGTGTGGAAGCGCCCGAAGATGCGCGAAGCCTTCATGGATCACATGGTCCACCACGTGAACGAGGCCCCGAAGTACGGCATAGACCTCAGCATCAACATCGCCGGCAGCGAGGGGGCAGAGACGATGAACGAGGCGACGTCACGCGGCTTCAACTACGTCGAGTGCGACAACCTGCCGCTGGGGCGTAAGTTCAACAAGGCCATGTTGCTCGCCATGCTCACGCACGACCCCGACTACCTCATGGTGCTGGGGAGCGACACCTTCATGCTGCCGACCATCTGGGGCAAGTACAAGGAGGGTATCGCGCTAGGGTGCAAGTACATGGGCGTGAAGGATCTGTTCATGTGGGACTGGCGTGACAACACGGCTGTCTACTGGGGCGGCTACACGGGGAGAAGGGCGGGTGAGCCCATCGGACCCGGCAGGCTCATGCACAAGAGCATCATGCCAGAGGACGGGCGCCTCTACAACGAACTCAAGAGCCGCAACCTTGACAGCAGCGCCACGGCACGCCTACCCAGGGCTGTCACCTTCGAGGCGCGTGACTACCTGCTGACGTCGTGCAAGGGCGACGAGAATATCACAGAGGTGAGCGCGTTCAACCAGGACGAGTTGGAGGCGGTGGACCACAAGATACTGAAGGGGGCATTTGGGCTATGACCACAGCAATATGTATCCCCGTGTGGGGAAGGCACGAATTGGCGGAGCGTGTGATCGATTATTACCGCGCAAGAAGGGAGAGATACGGGTTAAGCATAATCTTGGGAGCCTCAGAGCCATTACCGTACGCCACAGACGACTGTAAAGTGGTGTTTACGGAGAATAGCCCGCTATCAGCCAAGTTCAACAACACGATCGAGGGGGCGCGGGATCACGATGGCGTCATGATCGTGGGGTCCGACAACATCATCCACGACGACTACTTCGAGTGGATCGCCGCCAACAATCCGGTGTTCTCGGAACTGGGCTCGTGCTACTACTTCGAGCAGGCTACGGGCGAGATGCTGCTGCATTGGCGTGCCGTGCTGGGGGCAGGTAAGTACATGAGCCGTGAGATGCTCCAGCGCTGCTCCTACCGCCCGTACGCCGAGAACCTGGACCGTAACGTAGACGGAGGCCCGAAGCGATTTGTGAGGCAGGGAGAGTGCCACCACCTGACCACGGTGAACTGGGCTATCGACGTCAAGACGCCCGAGGAAAATATGTGGGACTTCGACTACATCCGAACGAAGTACCGTAATACCGAAAACGCCGAAGCCAAAGGCGTGTTTAATGCCTTCAACCTCGACGTTAACGATTGGTTGGTTAAGTAAGTAGGGCCTATGCTGGGATGTACCCCCTGCGCTTAGGGCTCTCCACGGTGGTGGATGCACGCGACCTGCTGATCTTGCCGCAGTCACCGCAGCGGAAGGTGGCGTACTTCTGCGTCTGCGTCGTGTAGAAGCGACCCGTAGCCTCGAGGTTATCGGATCCGCAGTTGGGGCAGACCTCCTCGGAGTCTGAGTACATACCCAGGTTCGGGTGGCGGTTGTCCCATCCACGCATCTCCTTGTACACACGCTCCAGTTCAATGACGTCGCCGTCGTTGTACTCCTGCATGGCACGCAGGGCGTCGGCATCCCCCATCAGGCACTTCTTCCACATGGAGAAGCCCTCGTGTGACACCTTGCCCGGACCACCAGTCATCTTGCTGATGTAGTCGAGGCGGTTGGAGGTGAAGTTGAACCGGCGCTTCGCAACCTTCAGCGTATCCACAGAGCGGTAGTGCGACGGCTCAGGCAGACCAAGCAGGAAGAACCGCGTGTTCATGCGCTTGAGGTCGAACTTGTCGCCGTTGTGTGCCACCACGATGTCAGCCTCGTCGAGGAGTTGCCACAGTTGCTCGCACACCTCGAAGTCGTCGCGCGGGCTGCCTGGCGACACGCTAGCGTTCATCATGTGCGGCTCGTCGAGCCACTTGGCGGACCACGTGAGTACGGTCCAGTCCTGTATGACCTGCCCGTGGTCGATGAACTTGGGCCATAGGCTCCACGAGTAGACCTCTAGGGGGGCAGTCTCGATGTCAAAGATCAGGATCTTCGCTCCGTCCTGGTGGTCTATGCCACGGAATGGCTGAAGGAAGTCGTTGACTGTTGACTTGGGGATGTCGAGTTGCCTGGCGATCTCCCTACCAGAGATTCCTGCCCGGTGCATCTCGTATGCTCTGTGTTGCCACGGCATATTATTTACTCCAGCGCCTGTTGGCGCCATATACATCTACATGAGTGAAAGTCTCATACCGCCCTACACCGCCAGCATCTAAGTGTTCCGCCTTCACGGAAACTTCATGTGGATAGACGCCAACAACGCGGATGTCGGCAGCGAAGCCGTACAGGTGGCGAGACCGCTTTGCCCCGCCTATGGATGCGTTGTGCTGGTGAGACCGGTATGCGCTGTTAATGAACACGGGGGATCCGTAGTGCGTCCTGATAGCCTCCAGAAGGGCAATCAACTTAGGGTGGATCAACACAACGTCAGAGCCGTCTCCGCAGGCGAACTCGTCAAGTGTGAAGTGCTCAGAAACAGCGAAGTCGGAGCCCATCTCCGCTATGGAGTAGACCCCGACCTCGTGTGTTTGTGCTCCGTTGAAGCGGTTATCAGCCATTGTCATCGGCAGGCCCTTCTCCGCGAAAGACTGCCAGGAAGTTCTGGAAGGCGTCGTTCGGGATAAGCCATTGCGCTACGGCAAAGACGCTGATGAGTAGGTCAACGACCTGCGATGACTGCTCTGGCGACAAGCCGAAGTATGCTAGTGCCAGCGCTACGGCGCCGAGGGATGAGCCCTCTTTACCTCGATTCTTGAAGTAAGCGATGATCGCCTTGATGATGGTCATGTCGAATGTCCTTATTTTGGTTGGTGCCTTTAGCGGCGAAGAGGGCAGACCCTCTGGCCCGCGGGGCTCTATCTTTGTTGGTTCCATAGGAAAGGATGGGGGGCAGGGCGCCGAGGCAGAGGGATCGACGGTGGACCAGGGCGCCCCACGCCCCCGATTAGTTGTCGCGCCCCTCAACGCGACGGTGAGACTATTCCTCCTCTTTCGGCTGGTTCTCAGTGAACACGAAGCCGATAATCATCTCCTCCTGCCCGGTGATGCCGTCTGCATACTGCATCAAGTCCTCCGAGAAGAAGAAAGGATCGTATTCTACCGTCTCGGTGAGAAGGAACTTCTCAAAGCGCTCGTAGAAACTGTCGTCCGCTGCGGGGAAGCCGTTGGCACCGGGCTCCCACTCATGCTCCTCCTTGTCACCATTGATGAACTCGATGATGTCGCCGAACAGGGGCTCGATGAGCCGCAGGTTCTTCTTGGCGGAGTAACGCAGTTTGCCATTGGTTGATCCGGCAAACAGTTTCTCGAATACAGGCTTAGCCTGCCAGATGATTAGGTTTTGCAATTCCATAGTGATCCCTCACTTGTTGTTGTTTATGTGCACATAGGCCAGAACCAATGCCCGATCAGGACACCCCATGCAAAGGGTATCATGGGCCACTTGCGGGCTGATCGTAGCATCAACTGGCTTATAGTTTGTTCGTCGCGGTCTACGGCAGCGTAGATGTCATAGCCGATAACCACGAACGTCGCCACTATGACGAAAATGGCGGTCATGAAACGGATACGTATATAGCGTCAGCAAGTTCCCGAAGAGCGATGATAGCGGCAACATATTTTGCCCCTACGGACTCTGGGTTCTCTTCTGCCAGCGCGCGCAGTTCAGCGGTGCTGAATGATGCCAGTTCGGCGTAGCCTTCCATGCCGCGAGCGATAGCGTTGCCGTCAGCATCCTCCTCTACGATCTGGACGTTGCTGATGGAGCCACGTGCCGAGCGGTAGGTGGGCTGCATCATCGGGCGGGTATTCTTAACCCATCCCTCGGGCTCGCTGCCCTCTGCGAAGTAGCCCTGTCCGCCCTCGCTGTCTACGTACATGAACTCACCCTGCTCGTTGACGTAGGGTGTCTCCACCTCCTCACGCCCCGAGAGTTCCTGGCGGTCCTCACGGTAGACTACGAGTGATCCGACACGTACTTCGTGCCAGTTGGCAGGTGCTGGTGCTGCCGCTACGTTCTTTCTTTCGATGTGAGCCATTATGCTTGTGGTAGTTGTTTGAGTTTGGATTCTGCGATTGCGAGGCGGCTTTCTGTGTCTGCAAGACGATCGCGCAGAACCTCCACCTCGGTTTTGGTGTCAGAGATTGCCATGTAGTTCTGCCAGATGGCACCTGTGTGGACGCGCTGCAACTGCGCTCCGTTTATCAAGCCGCCCTCTGATACGGGTGCGCCGAGTACGCCGATGTCCACGAGGGTCTGCT